CTCTGCATCTGTTGCTGTTGAGCCGAAATTTTTATAACTATAGGGTATCTCTAAATGGCCATGTGTTGCGTTCTGTCCAACACGTGCGACCTTATAACTAATTAATGTTTTAGCATCAACCATGTCAGCCCAATTTGATATTATTAAGCTTAATCCTTTTAATGCATCTAATTCTGTTAAATTGCCAGTATCAAAAGCACCCTTACCTGTTATATTATACGATCCCTGAAAATTATCTACAGTATAATTTTGCTGTTGTGTAAGTGAATTTAATGGGGTATCATCAACATTTGGTTCAAATATTGTATCATCACCTATTAAAAGTGTCTTAGGATCATTAACAAACTTACTTGATATTATGTCTCTTATGCCTGTAATTGTATAACCGTTGGCTTCAAATGATTGTGGCATATCTAAGGGATCTAAATCAGAAGCATACGCGTTACTTTCAAATTGACTATCTAAAAATTTTTCCTCTATCAGATCTTTTTTACCTGTAACTGTGTATCCTTGTGCTTCGAATGTTTGTGGGCTTGGTGGATTAGATTCTAAATCATAAGTTGAAGCATTTGGTTTGCTCTCTTCTGTGCTATTTAGAAATTTTTCTAAAATTAAATCTCTTGTGCCATCAACCCTAGTTCCTGAATGACCATCTACAAATGTTTGTGATTTTTGGTTATTGCCTACCTGTGAGTATCTCCACGATTTAATTTTTCTACTATCGAAATCCTTAAGGCCCATTCTAATCACCCTGTATTGTTGGTGCTAACGCAAGATTATTTAATTTATCTGATACTTCTTTGTTTGTCATTGCAATATTCATAAGTGGTGCTAATCCCTCTTTAATTGCTCTTAATTCAGCAATTTGTAAAGACATTGCTTCCTTATCACTGCCTATTTGGCTTAACTTTGCCATATCTTTTAATCCTAAAAGTGTATCATCACCGGAAAATGTTTGTATACCACTGTCAGGTCGCCAAATAAAATCATTTGCTTTTTTACTTGATGCTGCTTCATCTATTGCAATAAGCTCCATGTCTTTGAATGGTGCATAGTTGAAAATTTCGAAATCTCTCATTGACATTATTATATTATTTATACCGGAGAAAATTCCATTCTTTATAGTAGAAAATAATGCTTCACCAAAATTCATCATTATTGAAGGTATACTAGATAATCCGGACATTAAGCCGTCGTATACAGCAGCACCCATATTTTTTGTGGCTTCTACTACTGATGTAATCATAGAATCAACGATTTCATTAAAAAAGGCATTTATTTTTGGAATAATATCCCAAAGAAGCATAAATCCAGAAACGAATAGACCAACAACACTTGTGCCTATATCAAATATTATTCCAGGCAGTGCTATCAATAATTCACCAAGTGCTTTGCCTATCTTTTCACTCATTTCACCTTCACCTGCAAAAATATCAGAAAACTTACTAAATAAGGCTGTAATTCTATCTACTAAGGGCTTTACTGCGCCCCAAACACCTGCGAACCAATTCTTAAAAGCTTGAGCAAATCCAGGTGGCATTTTCATTGTAGCCATTTTCTCTCCTATCCAAGCTCCAATTCCTGCCCCAATTCCCAGACCAACAGGACCACCAATTGCTCCTAATGCTCCACCAATAATTCCACCAATTAAAATTCCTGCTCCTTGTCTCTTTTCCGTCTTTCTTTCTTCACCTGTCTTATCTGATCCCCATCCCATAAATTTACTTACCCCTCTAAATAAATCTATTGCAACTCCTATCCATATAGCCAACTTTCCGAGTACTCTGCCAAGTGGACCTTTGAAAAAGCTCATGACAGAACCTTTAAACTTACTAAGCATCTGTACGATTCTGGATTGTTTCAGACCTATCTTAATTGACTTGGTGAATTCACTTCCAAATTTAGATGCATCTACACCCATTGTTTTAAGTCCAGCAACCATTCCAGTCTTCATAGCTTTCCAACCCAAGATTCCAACCAAAGCTTTTGTAAGCCCACTTATTACCCACTTAAGACCTCCGGGAGTGAGCTGAAATAATATGTCCCTAAGCGTCTTGTTTCCTTTTTTCTGAAGCTTCAAAGCTGGATCAACTTCTCCTCCGCCGCCTGCGCCATATCCTATCATTTTAGATAAATCCTCTGTGCTCATTCCAACAGCTTCTGCAAGAGCTTGACGTTCAATAGCATTCATTGCCAAAAATTCTTGTTCGCTACCTACCTGAGCAACGATCTCTTTCATAACACCCTCTAAGTCATTACTTAGTGCTAACTGTCTAGCTTTATCTAAGTTTAATTCTCTACCAATTAGTACAGATGCCTCAAACTCAGATGCTATAGATGATTCAAGATTAAGAAGTGAATCTGCCGCAGAACCAGCTGTCTTTAAATTGATTCCTAATTTGTTTGCCATTGTCGCTGCTCTTGCTATTGCATCTGCAGAACCATCTGTAAACTTAGCAATTTCCTCAGCACTACTAGCGATATCATCAAATACTTCTTTTGGAATACCACCAGCGCTTCTAACAAATTCCTCCATTCCCAGAACCATTTGGTTAGCTGAATCTCTGGTGAGTTCTGTATTCAACATTAATATTTCCTGCATCTCTGCTAATGTCTTTGTTGATGCCCCTGTAGCTCTTGACATCCATGCAAAATTCTGTGCTAGATATTTTGAATCATCATTCATCATATTAATATCACTCGCAGCTATAGCAATGTCCTGTCTTGCACCAGATAATCCCGAATTTAAACCGGTCCATGAAAATAAAATTTTCTTCCAACCGAATGCCATCTTCATTGTATGCTCAGTAGAAGTCCCTAAATTCTGTTGCATTTTTTCGGCAGTTTCTGCTACCCTTTGCATTCCAGCACCAACTGCAGAGATTGCTACTGCTAACAGATTAGCCCTGCCTTTAGCAGTAGTTAAATGTTCAGCAAATTTTCCACCTTTGACAGATGCTTCAGACATACCCCCAGCTATATCATCACTTCCTTCAACTATATCATCCAGAGTTTTAGCTTGGTCATCAGATAATTTTCCGGCTTTTTTTAATTTTTTATTATACTCTTCCTGCTTCCCCAATAACTCTGCCATTTTATCATCAGAAAACTCTGTTATACCTGCAACCATTTCTTCAATTTGTATATTGATTCCAGAAAATTGTTCAACAAGCTTAGCTGATTCTTCCATACCACCCTTGGTGGATTTCATTAAGTCAACTCCAATATCTATTACATTCCCTTGGACTTTTACAAAACTATTACTTAAAGTTTTTCCTGACTTTTCAGCAGTTTTTAATGATGCAATAACTTTGTTCTCAAGAGCGCCTCCCCAGTCTTCAGCTCCCTTTATCCACGCTCCTGTTCCTTTCTTTGCTGCATTTTTATCTTTTTTATATTCTTTATGTAACTGTTTACGTTTTGATATTAATTCTGCAGTTGATTTTACAAGGTCTTCAGAATTCTTACCTTCTAACTCATAATATTCTGCTGATGCTGCTTGAATATCTTTTAACTGTTTAGAGATATTTCTTATCTCCTTCATGGCAGAAATTCTAGTTTTAAATTCTTGTTTGTCTGCTTGAGCCATAATATTTTATTGGTGTTTTTTAAGTCTTTTAATTCTTGCTGTAATAGATGCTTGTTTTTCTGGAGGGAGTTCTTGCATTCTTTTTTCTAATTTATCAGATAATCTATCTTGAGCTTTTCTTACTGCTGCCATTTCAGCATCTATATCATCAAACTCTTTTGTGTCTATTCCGAGTGCTTGTTTAATTTTGTCGCCGTTGGCTGCCAATGCCCTTCCTGCAACGTAAGCTGCCATATTTCCTGCAAAGGCTTTTAAGAATGATTCATCAATTTTTTTAGACATTGTCTATCTCCTGAGAGTTAATAGTATTCTATTGATAAATATTTGGAAAAAAGGTTTTTATCGCTTTCGCTTTGATGCCTTGTCTATTTTCTCTTGTTCAGTCTTCTTTTGTTTGACAAGTTTATCAGTATAAAATCTTCGTAGATATATGGGCATATGATACACATCACTAAATGTGAATCCGCCCTCACTAAAATAAATTAGATTAAATATGCCCTCATGTACAATGGGCCGGTATTCAGGCGTTACCGGGAGGGCCAGAAGAAATTTGCTGCTATCGGTAGCTCTATTTCAGAAATCTCACCACACATTCCACAATTAAAGTGTGTCGTGAAATCTATATCTGGCATTAATTCTGAATAGTTATCTCTATAAGCTTTAGAATCTACAGCAAAAAATTCATTTTCAATAAAATCATTGATGTATTTTACTTCTTTATTGCCGTCAACAGAAACTATTTGTTTTCTTAATCTCGTAGTAACTTCTTTTGTACGACCACCCATAGTCTTCTTCATTTTTGCGATCTCATTAGAAGCATCAGCCTCATCCTTATGGGTCATAAATTTATATTCTACTTTTCTTTTAGACTGAGGAAGCTCATACTCAAATACATTATTATTATCATATTGTTTCTCATCAATTTCCTTATGTTCAAATGATGTCAAATCATACTCACAATCCTTCTCAGTTTCGCCGCAATCAGGACATGTTGTATCAACACTGTATATCTTTCCATAACCAAAAACTCTAGCTGCTACCATAATAGCATTCTTATCACCTATCATAAGTTCATTTAATTGAACTTTAGATGCGATAAGAGACTTAAGCAACTCATCCAATACAACTCCCTTCTGTATTAAATTTTGTGAAGTGAGTATGTCCTCTTCCTTTGCAGTCATGTATTTTATCTCTATTGTTCCGCCACTGAGTACGTGTCCTTCTGGATACAATAAACCCTTACTAGGTAAATCCACTACTTCCGTAGGGAATCCCTGTTGTTTTTCAGCCATTATAACTCCTTATTGTTTTGTTCTAGTTACAACTGTTGTCTTTTCTCATCAAAAACAGAATGCCACAAATGTATTTGATGATGTTTGAAATTTTAGAATTGCAGTATTGCGTAATCGTATCTAAGTGTGCATGTCATTTCTACTGGATCGGACGTTGCCCAATCTAAATCACCAAAAGTAGCAGACTGAATATAGGCACCTACGAGTTGCCATTCTTCTATTATATCTCCTACTGGTCCCAGTAGATTAAATGTGATATTTTTCTTATAAAAATCTGAATATCCATCACGACCAGTTACTGATTCGTGAGATAATCGTACCCATTCCATAACAGCTTGTGCTGCTGAAGGTACAATTGGATCATACATAGTTATATCAATAGTTTGCCATTCCCCCTTACCTTTTATGTACCGCTTTACGTTTATGTGATCAAGCGTGACTTCTTCAAACTCAATGCTTGGTCGGCTAGCGGCCTTAATAGTGTAAGCTGGAATGCCCTCAATGTACATGATAAAGCGATTCTGAACCTTTGGTTCGAATTGCGTAAACATTACGTCATTAGGATCAATCAATTGTGGCATTCTAGTTCTCCTGTTACAATTTTATCGATAATAAATATCATTAAACAAGAAAAAATTACAGATAAAACGAAAAAGCCCAGAGATTTAGTCTGGGCTTCTAAGTATTTTTAGATTAGCTTATGCTGGAAAGCTTGCTCCTGTTGGTTGTACGACAAAGTCTAATACAATAAACTCAACCGAACGAGCAGGTTGCAGATAAATCTGACCAACCAACTGATTACGATCGATAACGTCCGCTGTATTATTTGTATCGTCCATTACAACTCTAAAAGCAGTCAAGCCTTGATTTGATTGTACTGAATCTAAATAAGGATTCACGATGTTTAAGAAGCGATTCCTCGTAGCAACTGTATTGTTTTCAAACAATAAGTAACGAGAAGAGCTAGCAATAAACTTCTTAATCCTAATAAGCATTCTACGTACATTAATACGATCAAGTGCTGATGGTTTTGCTTGTAATGTTTTTTGACCAAAAACCACAACTCCCTGTCCCGGGAATGATGCAATTGGATTAACACGTCCTTCATAGAGAATATCTCTTTCAGCGTGTGTTAATCTTGTTTTTGCTTCTAAAACATTAGATAAGCCACCACGATTAAGACCTGCAGGTGCAAACCATTCATGTGCAACTCTATCATTTTGAGCATACACACCTGGTATCACTACTGAAGGTGGAACCCAAGTTGGTAAATTAATACTATCATCAAGTACTTTTACCCATGGATAATAGGTTGCTGCATAATTTGTATCTGAAGTCTTAACTGCGTTAGTACATGCAGATATTCCATCACCCCATCCGGAGTTGTCAAATATGTAAAATGCATCGCCTCTACTCCTAACCATATCCATACCATGATTAATTGGATTAGGATGTAGTGTGTAAATCAAACCAGGTGTGGCGAGTAGATTAATATCAAACTCATCCTGATTACTTACAGCATTCATTGCCATCTTATATGCTTTCGATCCACTTGCTGTTGATGTTGAACAATCAAATCCTTGCTGATTAACAGCTGAAATATCTCCTGCCGTATTCTTTGTATTTGCTGGATTTGACCCATCAAAACCACCTTGAAATGGTATAGTAAACTTATGCTGAGAAACGTTAGATGTTCCTAATGCAAGTTGTGATGCACTAGTAGCAAACGTTGCAGATCCACCAAAATCAGCTGCCTTTGCATCAGCATGGCCAGACATATCATTCAAACTAAACGTTACGTTAGTGTATGATTTAGCTTCAGTATCTACTGGCGAAAGATAAGATCTATTATCAGCATTAGAAAAATTAAATCCATAAAATGCAGTGGTATCAAATTCTCCTGTATTGCCATTTTGTTGTGTTGATGTATAAGATGCCGGCTCACAATCAAAATTGTTCGCACCTTCCGATGCAGTTGCAAATGAACTAACAAGTTTGCCATGTCCAAATGGTACATTTGATTTTACACCACCAGTTTTAACATCTGGATGTGGTTCTACATAAATGATTTTTGACATATTTGGCCAATCACCATTGTATGTTAGCTTACCATCAGAATCAATAGATACCCATCTATCACCAATTTTGCGAGCAAAATAATTTGCTGAATTTGGATCTAAATTAAGATTATCCCATTGTTCTACGATTGTGTCGTCACTTTCCTTCCAAGTTTGTCTATCTATTTCTCTAACTTGTAATGAAAATGAGCCCCAATCAGATCCTGCTACATCAGATGCTTGCTTTACATTTGATATACCAACTTTATATTTTCTCTGTGTGTCACGCTCACCATGTGATCTCATATACACTTTAAAAAGATCTGCTGTTGCACCTTCAATTTTTTGAGATGTTACATACGGTGTAGCTGCATTTTGATAATCTTGACTTAAAGATATATTTTCAATAGACGCCGTTACGTGAGCTGACGATGAAGCGTGTGTTGTTGTTGCTGCTTTAAATGATTTATACAAATAGAATGGTGATTCCTTTCCATTTGCTTTTGTTACGAGTGGATTTCCGCTGAAAACGTTTTCAATATAATTCGCGTCTCCGCCATTAAATGAACACGATACAGAAAAGGCTCCCAATGTTACTTCGAATGCAGCCATTGATCCGCTAGCAAATGCTCCAGCAAATGATCCGGCGGGATCCGGGTCTGTTGCACTTGGTGCCAATACTGCATATGTACGATAATCAAGGGATGCGGATTGGTGTCCTGCTATATGCAATGCTGCGGTTGAATATCCGCCCAATCCTAATACTCTAACTATCGTTACAGTTCCGGCACTACGTAAGTACTCTCGTACTGTGAATGGGACATATAAATCTTGAGAAAGTTCCCCGAACATCTCCTTAAAAGCATTAAAATTGTTTACTACTGTCGGTACAAATGCAGGTCCTTTTTTAGTTGGTCCTATAATTGCAGCGCCAATTTCAGCAATGCCTTGTGGGAGGAACGAGAGATCCTTTTCACGAGTAAATACGCCCGGTGATACTATTCTCTCTGCCATTTGAGTTCTCCAGGTTATTTTTTAAAAAATTAATTCAATAATTCTAAAAATAAATATACACTAAAGATATGAAAAGTTAAAAAGAAACAAAAGTTAATCTGAATAAATTAAATTACGCATCTTTCGCAGAGGTTTCAGCTTCTGCGGATGGTGCAGGTGTAAAAACTCCAGTTGCAGGATCTAGTTGACCAACACCATACTTTTCATTAAAGCTTTGAGCAAGTGTTTGTTCATTACCCTGAAGTGTTTCTAATTCAGTCAATAAAGTATCCTCGAGATCATTTAATGCCTCTCCTTGTTTTTCATACGAAACTTGCTGCATCTTTAAATTTCCCATTCTCATCTGGATATTTTGATATGATGTTTGAACATCAGCTAATTGTTGCATTTCTTCATCAGTGAATTTGACTTCTTTATTATCAGCCATTATTAAACTCCTATTTAATTGTTATGTTGTTAAAACAGTTGTAAAACATTCTATATTATATATATTAAAAAAAGTTAAAAAGGAATTTTTATTTAAAATAATTAAAATTAATTATCAGTCTATATTCCTCATCAGAACAAGAAGTTCCTCTGTGTATCATATTCGCTGGAAAAGAAGCGAATCTATTACCTACGCTCTCAACAATTGTACCATCTTCAAATTCTGTATAACCGTTATTTGAATTTACATAATAAACTGCTGTAGTCCATTGTTTCTTTCGTTTATCTGATAATATTGCTCCTATATCAGTATGATAATTGTTCTTGTCTACTTTATGTGTTCTATATTGTAAATTTGCTTTTATTCTCCAAACAACAAATGGACGAATAATACTTAGTATTGGGTGAACAATGGCAATAGTATCTCTGTCTAGTAAAGCGTCTGGTTCAAAATAAAATGTATGAACCATTTGATTCTTGTTTTTTGGTTGTGGCTTATTTAAGTTTTCATAATGTACAGACTCATAATCAATAGATGATATTTGCCATTTGTTTATTTTTATTATACTTTTTCCAAGTTGTTCATGAATATCAGGCTCTAAAAAATTATCTAATATTTCTACCATATAATATGCTCATTATTATATGTTTGTCCCAAAGGATTAAATTCATATGCACCAATAACACCACTTTCTATAAATTTTTTAATTTTAAGTAATGGCCTAGTTAAGCTCAAATATCCAATATTAATAGAAACACGATGCTTATTAGAATGTTTGGGTGGATTAGGCTTATGACACATCCATCCCGGCTGCAATAGCATCATACCTTTTTCTACTTCAATTTCATGCTCAATATTAAATTCATCTTTAATTGAAAAAGTAGCTGTTTTGTCAGGAACTGAAGGATAATAAACCATGTTGATTGTGTTTGCTCTTACATGATTATGCCACTCACAATAATTCTGATTTTTTGTAGAAACATGTGCCCATACGTAAGAACCGAATTGTGGAACACCTCCAACAATAGTATCACTCATATTTGGAGTTTTATTTACTTTATTATTAGTTGCACTATCAAGATTATCAAACCAAGATTCTGCTAACTTAAAAAATAAATTAGTTAATTTTTTTGTAACATCTGATTCAGGCAATGGAACTTGTCTTCTACAAAAATTATAATCAAAGTTCTGTATCGCACTTTCAACTAGCAAATTATTTTCTTCATTAGAAAATTCTGTAACTTTATATTTTAAAACAAATGGGTTTCCTTTAATGATAAATTGCAGACTTTACTCCGGGATTTCTTGTGATGAAGTGATAGCTGATCCGGATATATCATATTGTGGCGTCCATTCTGCACCACCCAAAACTGTCATTATTTCTGAATAGCTAAATGAGCCTGTGGGGCCTGATGCAGTTACAATCATACTACAAGTATGATATAACGCAACTTCTGTACACGCACATGATGATGATACTCTAGAACCTAATGCTGATAAACTTGTCGGCATTGAAGATCCTTTCCATTTTAAAAATGTAAGTAATCCGGTTCTATTAGTTCTGTACTTGATATTTTCACCAATGATATCTGAAGATTTTGTATCTAAGCTTCCCGTATCATTAGTGCTAAATATAGTCCAATTTCTATTTGAATAATCTGACATCTTAATCCCCTTACGTGGCTACAAACCTATCGTATCCTGCTTCATAATTTTGTTTAATTTCTGCATCTGATATCTCTCTATCATAACAGTATATTGGGCCTATATCACCTTGCCAAAATTTTTGTTCTGTTCCAGAGTTATATCCATTATACCACCATGCTGATCCAATATGTAAATATTGTGCATTTGATGGGGAATTGGTTGTAGCGCTAGTATTTGTTCCCACAGACCAATCATAATCTATATTGAGTTTAAAGTTACTGTTTGCTGTAACGCGTGCACACCAAAAATGCCATTTACTATCAGCTACATTTGCACAGCTAATAGTCTGATTATAAGTATTATAATTATTTGAAGTACTACTAGAATATAATTGTA